CGTCGATGCCAGCGGAGATCACCACCGACCCCACGATAGTTTCGCCGTACACCACTGGACAGGGCGTTCCCTGACGGCTGGTGTTCTGAATCCCGCTGAAGCTGTAGGACTCCTGTGGGTCTAGCTCGGTGCCTTCGGTGGTAGTTGAACCTGCGCCGGGACTCATGGATGCCGGACCGATCTGCCCAAGCTGTGGGGTTGGCGATAGGAGCTGAGCGACACCGCCTAGCACCAAAGAGGCGCCAACAGCAGCCACGGCCGTGCCGACTGTACCGATACCTAGAAATCCTCCAAGAGTGACACCAGCAGAGGCGATTCCGCCGGTGATAATCGCGGCAGCAATCAAACCGATTCCAGCAAGTATCTGACCTGTTGAGCCACCTGCACCTCCGATGACTGGCACAATTTTTATGTTTTGACTTGCGGGATGATGTATTTCCTCCAGAGTCGAGTTATATCCATCAACAATCACTTTGTAATGCTGGTCTGCCATGTGGCGTTCCAGTCCGGGGAAGTTCACCAGCAGCATCCGCACCGCCTCAGCAGCACTGGCAACCTCAGCTAGAAACTTGCGCTGTCCGACGAACTTGGCAAGCGGACCGTAGAGCCTAACTTCTCGTTCCATGGCGCAAGACTCTACCCGTACATTTTAAAAGCCATTCTCCCAGCAAATCACGGCTGGACAAGCGACCCCGCAGGTGATGCAACACCAGCTGATCACCGATGTAGACGCCGACGTGGTTGAGCTTGTTTGATTCGATTGCCATCAGCATCGCGTCGCCCGGCTGCATTTCGGCAATGTCCACTTCATAAAAACCAGCCTCGCGCCAGCAGTCATCAAACATCGGCGCCGCGTTGAACTCCGCTGGTGTGGTCGGGCGATCCCAGTCGGGCAGTTCCAAACCCTGCTCGGCATACCAGTCGCGCACCAGCGTCCAGCAATCGCTCACGCCCCAGACCCACTCCCGCCCAATTAGCGGTGCTTTGTAGCCTTCAGGCGACAGCTCGCCCCATTGCTCAGTCTTGGGGTTGACGATGCACCAAGGCAGACCGGACTTTTCGCAGGCAACGCGGTCCGCTTCGCTAGGTATTGGCGGGGTGATGGGATGGCTATGGACAACACCAACCACTTCGCCCTTGTCTTCTGCGGCGGCGTAATCCTCAGGGTCAAGGATGAAGAACTCGTTGCCTTCTGCCAGATTGCGGCACGGGATATAGCGTTTGCGACCCTTGATGACCACCAGCAGACCGCAGGCTTCACGCGGGTCTTCCGCCTTGGCGTGTTCCAGTGCTGCAGCCTTAGCGGTTGGATTCATCCGTTGAACGCACCAATGCCGGGGAATGCGCCGAAGGGTAGTTCAGCCGTAAAACCAAAGCGTGCTTGACAACTGCTCAAGCGTTTGCCGCACACATCATTGGCAGAGGAGTCAACCGATTTGTCATTCTCATCGAAATAATTTGTTCCGCTGTAGCCACATTCCGAACCTTTGTAGACCCACGGGCAAAGGTTGGCGCTGCATTGCCGCTTAGGTGCGCGGACACCAGCAAGATCAAAGGCTGCCGCTGCCTCAAACTCCACCACATCACGGCTTTCAGAGACCTTGCGGGCGATGTAGTAAATCTCACTAGGCAGCGTCGCAGTAGCGTCTGGCGTGCCGTATGGGTTGGTGCCGCCCGTAAAGTTTGCGCCGTCGATGTAGCGGACCAGCGTGCGGATGCGCGTCAGCTTGGCGCCGGTCAGATCGTTGCCTGCTGTGGTCTGGTTAACGTCAAGCAGAATTGCCGTGATGCTTCCGAGCAGGTTGGCGACGCGAACAGTCGGGCGTGGCAGGCTGCCGCTTTCGGCGTTGTACTCAAAACCCTCAACCTCAATCGGCAAGGCTGAGTAGGTATTGGTCGCCCAAACAATGTTGCCGTTGGTGCTCAGCGCGTTGGTGCCAGCGTGGAATCGGTAGGTAAATGCTGTGCCATGGATGTTGGCGAATAGCTGCAGCTCAAACAGCTCAATAATGCTGCTTGGGTTGATCTTCTGAAGCTCGGAAGTAGGGACCGCCATCAGGGTTCAAATACTTGCCGGAAGGTGGCGTTGATTGTGCGCAGCGTGCATTGCACAAACTGCTTGCTCCAGTCCAGACAGACCCATTTGTAAGCAGTGGCTTCATCTGGTGGCGTCCAGTCAAAGCTGGCGCCATCGACTGCCCTGGCATTCAAAAAATCCTCGATGGTGTCCGCCTGCGCCTCTGTGATGTTCTCCCAGGACAAGCTCCATTCCTTGGGATTCATATGCTCTGGGATGCCATAGAGCAAACGCTGCTCATATCCATCGCCGAACTGAACCACGCGCATCTTTGGCTTGCTGGTCTTCTGAGCGCCTAGGCTCACGTCAATGCTTGGGAAGGTAGCCATTACGCGAGCAAGCCTCCGGGTCGCTTCTGTTTGATTAGCTCTTGGCGAATCGCGACGCCAATCGCTTCGCCTAATCGCTTGGAATCTGGACCATCGCCTTGCACGTTAGTGCCTGAGGCATCGACGTTCACAACAATGCTGCCGACGCCTCCACCCGCTGCCTGTACGCCCAGTCGACCATCGCTACCACGGCGTAAAGGCATGATCGCCTCGGGTCCAGCCTCTCCCATTAGGCCGATGCCATTGGCGAAGGGGAACACAGTGGGCCGATTAACAATCCCGCCGCGGGCGAAGGGCATGATGCCGTTACGGCCCAGTACGCCGCCCATGGCAAAAATGCCGCCTGGCGTCAACTTGCCAGCAGATAGCGCGCCTTTGCCGGACAATGCGCCAGCGACCTTCGAGAACGGATCGCTGCCACCAGGCAACAGGAAACCGACGGCCTGCATCACTGACCGCAGCACCAGCTGCTGAATGATCATTCGACTGGTCGCCTCAAGGATGCTCCGGGCAAATTCTCTGAAGTTTGCAGAACCAGTCGTGACCAGATCGCCGATCACTTTTTCGAGCCCTGTAAATGCATTCAGGCTGAGATCAGCAATCGCTTCTCTCATCGTGCCAATCTGCTGGATGTAAGTATTCAATCCATCCTTGATACCAGCGAAAACTGTCGACTGGCTCTGAAGGCTTTCATTGAATTGAATACTTGCAAGAACAGCCTCATAGTTCTGGTCACCGAGCTCAACGTATTGAGCTTTCAATTCCTTAAGCTGACGAACCTCAAGGGCCTTGAGATCAATGCTTAGCTTCCTTTGAATGTAAGCCTGTTGCTCAATGCTCAGTGCCTTTCGAACCTCTTCCGATGCCTTGTATTCGGCAGCTCGACGCTCCTCTGCATATTTCAGCTGGATCTGTCTAATTGGATCCAGCTCACGCAGAACCCTAAGCTCCGCAGCGCTTGCCCGATATGCCTCTTGCGCAGCACCTAGTTGCTCCCTGCGCCGTCTTGCTTCTTCCTGTGCCCTTTTCGCGGCATCTGCTGCACTGTCTCCTCCACCAGCAGCGGCTGATCTCGGTCTTGGTGGCGGAGGCGGCGTAGGCGCACCGCCGGGGCCGTAGAACTCTGGCGCCCGTGGTCCGATAAATGCATCCTGTTCCGCCTGACGCTGCCTAGCGGCGAGGCCAACTGTCACACGCCGCAAATTCGGCAGAAAAGATTGAATCCCTTGGAAGAACAAACCTGGGGGCGTGATCTTCAGGAAATTGATAACGTTCTGCAGTCCTACAGAAACGAAGCCAAGCTGACTGCTGACGTATCTCCAAGCGTCGCCCAAGTTGTTGACGATCGTGACTGCATCGTTGGCCTTATCGGTCAGGTTTCCAATGATTCCAACGAACGCAGGTAACGCCAAGTCAGAGATTGCGACCTGCAGATTGTTGACCGAGTTGGCCAAGTTTTTCATCTGCTGCGCTGGTCCTTTCAGCGCCTCTGCCAGTTTGTTGGCGCCATCTCGCTCAATGCGCTGCAATGCTGCCAGCACAATGTCGCTAGTGATCTTGCCTTCCTTGGCTAAATCCCGAATGTCGCCAATAGCTACGCCCATCTCTTGGGCGATAGCCTGCACAACAGCCGGCGTCTGCTCGAAAACACTATTCAACTCTTCACCGCGCAGCACACCAGTGCCTAGGCCCTGGCTCAGTTGCAGGAATGCAGCACTTGCTTCCTGCGCGGTAGTCCCACTTAGTTTTGCGGCAGTGTTAAATCCGTTGTAGACGCTTGTGATTTCTGCGAGCGTTAATCCAACTGGCCTCAATCGTGCATAGATCTGTGCAAATTGCTGATTCGCTTCAGTCTGAGTAAGCCCAAATTTAGAGGCGGCAGTATTGGCCGCATCTTGAACTTGCGCGAAATCATCGAAGCCTCTACTTAGTAAATCAAGGCGACGTTGAGATTCGACAGCAGCGATGCCCGTATCGGCAATCTGCTTGGTCAGATAGCCAACTCCAGCAGCAGTCGCAGTGATCGCAGCAATCTTGCCGCTGAGCGCCAAGATCCCTTGCAGGAATCCGCCGCCAGTCGCAGCACTGCCACCAGCAGCGCCTGAGGCGGCGCGCAACTTAGCCTGCAGCTGATCGATCTCATTGCCCAGGCGTTGATAGGCCTTGCTGTTGAGATCAACCCGATCGCGCAACGTGGTCAGTGCCGCGATGTGCTGTCGAATCCCAGCCGTAGTGTTTCCAGCCTCCCGCGCCATGCGGTTGATCTGGATATTCATTTGCCCGAGCTGGGCCTTGCTTAGTTGCGCAGTGGTCTCTAAACCTTTCAGATTGCGATTGAACGCAGTGATCTGATTGGCACCGTCGACGTTGACCTTTAGTCGAAATGCGGCGTCGCGGTTGAGAGTCATGGCTAGCTGGATTGGTTGAGCTTGCTCATTGCTGCTGCCTCCATGACTTGCAGGCCCTCCAGCAGCTCCCGCGGCTCTTCTACTGCGTACAGCTTAAACAGCCATTGGGCCGCTGTATAGTCCAGCCCCGTCACTCCAGACATATTTGTGCGCCATTGCGTCTGAAGACGCAAGAACATCTGGACGATTTCCCAGTTCGTTTCCCAGACGAAAAAGTTTTCCTCGGGTGGTGGCGGAAGGTCCGGGAGTTCCA